AGTTCAAGTCTTGTCACTCCGACTAAAAGAACCTTGAGAGATCAAGGTTCTTTTTGCTTTGTGTCATATTTCGTGTCATACATCATCAAAAAATAAAAAGCTGGGAGGACTTTGCTTGCCCTCTCAGCTTATGTCTTTATTCTGGTTTTCTTTTATTCGCCACTTTTCAAAATCTCCGTTTTTTACTGCTTCTTCCGCTTCTTTCCGGGCTTTTATGGCTGCATCCAAATCTTTTGTCCGCTTTAGTCTGTACTGTTTGCCCTTGTACCCTATGGCCGCAATCCACACGTAAAAGCAAAATGCCGGGAGGACTTTGAAAGTCCTCTCGGCATTTTGCTTTTATTCGGGTTTTTTCTTCACGCCAACATCTTAACCTTATGGACAATCCCGTTTATTCCCATCGCCGCAAACTGCTGCTGGATGACCTCCGCCTGCGCGCGTGTCCAGACGTCTGCCACAGATACGGTATAAATCACTCCCGGCTCTTCCGCAGGCTGCGACCATGCCGCAGGATCATCATATGCCATGTCAAGGTCTACATCTCCCTTGATGCCTGGAACCTCTCCACAGCTCGTGTACTGCCATCCAGATATATCGCTGCCAACATCGGGCTTGTATTCCTGATCCGGCTCGTCATCAAACTGCATCGTGCGATAACCTTTGTAGTATCGAGCCACCCACAGCCGTGTCCCAGCAAACGCGTCAAAGTCCAGCCAGCGCTCCTTATAAACATACAGCCCGATATATAGCCCAAATCCGTAACCCGCCGTCGTGATGACTTCCTGTGCCGCTCTGATGCACTTTGTCAGTTTTTTAATGCCCAACGGATGCAACACATCTTTGTCCTCTACATCCCACCAGACCATTGTTCCGGTCAGCCCGTGAGACTGTAATAATTCTACGACCTGCTGAGCTTCTCCACGCGCCGTTTCCGGCGTGGCTGCGTAGGTATATTTATAAACTGACATCGGAATGCCATGTTTCCGGCATCCATCCAGATTTGCAGCAAACTGATGATCTTCTTTGCCTGATCGGCGCACACTGCGCAGGATTGCGAATGCAACTTTTGACGCTGCAACCTGTGCCCAGTCTATCGCCCCCTGATTATCTGATACGTCTATCCCTTTCCACATCATATATCCTCCACAAAACACAGGGCGACAGAAGCCGCCCAAGAATCACGCTTAACCCCGCGCCGGGAGATAATCGGATCACCTTATCCTTCCTGTACTTCTTTCCATACACTATCTGTTCCTACAGCTCCAGGCTCCCATACATTGTTATCGACAAGCGATTCCCAGACCTTACTATTGTGTTTTACCTTATCGCCTTTTTTATATCCGTTTGTGCTTCCCGGCTGCTCCCAGTCCGGCGTTACGCTTGGGTCTGGGATAAGAACTTTTGCGAACAGGGACGGTGCCGCTTCCGGAGTCCACTGATTCTGTTTATCGTGGTCAGACAGGACATTGTACAGCACTTTATTATAAGTGCAACGCTGCCCTTTTGTCAGATGTGTTCCGTCCTTCAGTGCTTCCCATTCAGGGTACAGCGACGGCACGAGCAAAGCCTGTGCATCCGTGTTATCCACAGCGCTGATTTTAGCCTGCTCTAGCATTGCCAGGAGATTTTCTTTCGCTTTTTCCGTAAACATATCATTTGTCCTCCAAAATACCGTTGATTTCATTGATGCCGGACGTGATGCTGGAAACATCGTTTTCCAGCTTTGTGACTTTATCAGTCAGTCCATCCGGCAGCCCTGCTTCTTCAACTTTTTCCATATGAACCGTACATACAGCCACATGGGATTCCACAAAACCGCTCTCTGTGGTTGCGTCCTCCTGCTCGTAATTGATGGATGCTATCACGTCAGGCGTATATTTCAAACTCACGAATTTTTTAAACCCAGCATATCCGCATATCAGGTCAGTCCCAACATAATATCGCATCACAGCCGTATTTGCCGCATCTGAAAATGTGTCAATGATACTTTTCACATCACTGCTTTTTATAGAGATTTGTAACGATTTCCCGCTTTGGGTAATCCCATCAATCTCCAATTCTTTGCCAGATTTAAATACGATTTTTTTCATATTTTTACCTCTTTTCTGTGTGTATTTAATTTATAATTACATTTGTTTTAGTTCACTAAGTAGTGATTTGGGCGGTCTGTCTTTTGGTCAGGATGCTGATGGCAACTGGGGATACAAAGCAGGAGGTGCAGATACAGTAGTCCCTTTTAAAAATTCTAAATTTGTAACAGGAGGCTTCAACTTCGCAGGAAATAACGGGAATCCGAATGGTGCAACTGTCAATGTGGGTTTCAAACCGGATGTTATCATATACGGGTTCCTCGGTGGAAATGATGTTACCAAAGCGTTTTACAACGGCGGCAGCGGAAACGACAGAGACCTGGTTGTATGGTGGGCTGAGTTACAAAAAGAATTCATATGGGTTTCTGCTTCGTCCAATCCGCGAGAATGCATCAGACGCTCTTTCCCCACTGGCGCAAGTGTAGGAAACCGGCTCGCATTACAAGAAGTAACGGATACTGGGTTCAAAGTATACGGTGGATACGGTTCGGGATCAGCATTCTATATCTGCATTAAACTTGAATAAGATCGCATCACTGTATAATAAACACTCGTTTGGTGTCGGATGAATCTGTGTCGATCGTAGCTCCCTTATTAAGGTTTGTTACATCCACAATTGCTAAAAAGCACAATACGACTCCAATATGTGCAGGAATAATCTGCCTGATGTTATAGGGTCCGTTTAAATTTTTAATTGTAACATTTTGGGTTGCAGACTTTTGGTGGCAAAAAGTAAGCAATGTGCATTCGCCATAATCCTTCGCACAAGTGTATGGCATTTCTCCGAGGTAAGCAATGCCATTGCTACCCAATTTTTTTCGGACTGCATCAGCACCTACAATGTAAAAATTCCCGTTCTCCTGCTCCAGAGAGCAGCCGCCCAAATCACTATTTAGCGCATCAATATTTGTCTTTGCATTCGCAAATCCGTTCGATATTCGCTGTTCAAGGTCGTTCATGTTTTTTGTATTAAACGCATCCCCCTCCTGCGATATCTGCCCCTCGCTGCGGGATACGTCATACGTTGTCGTTTCCCCATTCGCGACATTTCTAAGTAATCTCCTGCCTGCAAATTCCACAAGGCGGGCTTTCCACTCTTTTGGCGTAAACCACGTTTCTGCCATTATAAAATTCCTATTCCTTCCCCGGCGTAGATTTCATCGCCGCAATAATAATAACTGCCCACAACTCGATCATAGACATATTTGACATCGTGCAAGATCCGTTCTATGGCGTTCCATTTTTGATAAGTAATCAGCGGCGGGTCTGGTGTGGCAGGGGTATCTTTCAAAGCACTCCACGCCTCTCGGATCCGCTGCACGTTGTCGCAGATCCGTTTAAAATCACTTACTCGCGGAATCTGATTCGCCCCCCATGTCTTCACCGTCACGCTTACCGCCAAAGTTTCAGCGATCTCACGGATGTTACTTTCGATCCGGTTCAAATCCGCTACATTCAACGCACCCTTCATTCCGGCAGCCCATTCCATTTTTTCTTCTTCGGAGATTGTCCCTGCAGCGTATTTATCATTCAAAACCTTTGCCCGTTCAACGTCCGCCTGCGTTCGGTCATACACCCATTCCATCAGATAATCCCTACCTTCTCATCAGAATACAGCTCGCCGGAATAATACTCTTCTGATGTTATTTTATAATATCCACGGTATTTTGCCGTACCCACAAATCCACCCGTGAGGTCAATGCTGAGGGATTCTATACAGGCGACAAAATTACCATGCATTTGCAAGGTATTTTCGACTTCCGCCCAGTCTCCCGCTTTTTCCTCAGCGGACAAATGGCGTGTCTGAATAATCTGCTGGAGTTGGTAATAATCAAGGATATTGTCAGCGACCTTTTGGGCGCTTTCGTAATTCAAAAGTGTTCCGGTAAATGTCTTCGTGTTCCGCACTTCACCTGACTTTATATGCTCGATTCTGGACAGTGTAGCCAGCTCTGTACCAACATATTTGTGCCCCGTGATCGTGACCTCTGCACGTGCGTTTCCCGCGATTTCCAGCACAACATAGTACGGCATTTGTTTGACAATCCTCCCCGCAGATGCGCTCATGTTCGCTGCCGGGCTTGTGAGCTGAATTGTATGTATCCCCGGATCGTATGTGCCTTTCGTAATCTCGCTTTCCGCCGCGTCCAACACCCACGTTTTATATTTTACGCTTACGTCTGACACATAAGGATCTGCCTTTAACGTCGTGGAAAATTTCCGGCTGCGCGGAATCGTTGTCGATATTTTTCTGGTCGATTTTCGTATTTCGATTCCAGACCGGCGGGATGTGTTCATAATCGCAGCGCAAGCGAACAATACCTCACGCAGAGCTTTTTGACAGGTCTGGATTTTAAGCGTGCCATACAGCGGCGTTTTCGCCACCTCTTCCTCTACTGTATAATCTTCAATCCCTGCCGCTGTCATAATCTCTTCGATCACACTTCCCGCCGTTTCTCCGTCGTATATCCGCCCGTCTTTAAAATCCACATTAGCAAGCATCCCTTTGTAGTCGATCGCCGATATTTGTGTGACGTTTTTTGCGGTACTGTTGGATTCCATAAAAAACACGCCCAGCGGCATCTTCACGCCGTCAACGATTTCGTATGGCAACATTCTTTGCTTTTTCTGCAATGTTTTGTGCAACCCGTTAATGTTTCCAACATTAAAATCATCATCAGTGTCAACAAAGTCAAACGTGAGTTTGTCCGTTTTAATCTGATTACTGATAGGATCTGTGTCATTTATAAGTTTCGCGCTTTTTATGACATCGGGGCCCCAGATAAACGTTGTGCCATACTCGAGATAGTTTAACTTTACATTGTGCCACGGTAGGGCACGTACAAATCGGATTTCAATGCGTCCGTATTCCTCCACCTGGTTTTCGGCAAAATAATTCAGTTTGTCCGGGAAGAAACGTTTTTGCGATTTATATGTACCGCCGAGGTCGTACCATGTCACTTCCATCTCCAGCGGGAATGTTTCCGAAAAATGAAAAGTCAGCCCGATAGAGGTATGATTTTCGGTAAAATCTATTCTGATTACAGGCTGTTTTGTGAAAATTCCATCTGCGCCCGCTTGCACATCCGAAAAAAATGGGATGTCCGTCGGCGTGTCTGGCATTTCGCTAAGACTCCCATCCAACACGAAAAAATTATGTTCCAGTGTAGCGTATTTTGGTGGGCTGCCTTTTGACTTAAACAGCCCCATATCCCCAAAAGCAGCATTGCTCTCTGTGCTTTCTTTTGCATCAGGCAGAGCAGTCGTGTCATACAGATTGTATTCGACATAAGATTCTGTTTTCATCATGGTCTCCTTGCCGGTTCTTTCGCCGTAAACTTGCAGGTAAACCCTTTATAATCAGCGCTATCCTGTGTTATCTTCTCGTATTCATCAGAGACGCTGGATATATAAGCTGTGTATTCGTAATAACCAGGATCTGACGGCAGCGAAATAATATGGAATGGGACGGGCTCTGTAACCTTATCCCAGAAACGTTTATATACGCCATCCGGGAACGAGCTGCTCTTCCCGACCGACATTGTGTAGTTAAAATACACGCCTATCAATTCACGCTGGAGCTCTCCCGTTTCAACTCTTTCGGCGAATTTGTCGAGGAAATCCGCGTTTCTTTTTATGGACACGATGGGGATGTTAAAATACTCCCCATCTATGTATATGCCGCGTGTAAAAATCATCCTCCGATCACCTCCAGATCATATCCTTGCCTGCTTGCTTCCGATAAGAAATCCTGCAGTGTAGCTTGCGCCAGATCTACCCCGTTTACCTGCAAGACAATTTTCGCCGTTCTAAATCCGCCGCCGCTCTCTGCCATTACCTCCGATACAGCTTGTTTGATTGTGCCTATCGGCGCTTCGATGTTGGTCTGCCCTGCCCGCTGGTCGCCCAGAATCGCCAAGAACGGGTTGCCACCACGGATTACCGAGCCAGATGCAAGAGCCGGGATATCCCGCAGGGTACGAGATGCAAAGCTTTCGTTTATGGCATACGGCTGCGTGGACATTGTTCGCGGCTTCGATGATCCGCCACCAGTAAATGCGTTTTTGATACCGCTGCCGATGTTCTTGATTTCCTCTATAACGCCTGCAATCATGTCGCTAACCCATGTAAAGAAGCCGGACAAGAACGCCTTTATAGAATCCACGACGCCTTCTACTTTGGTTTTAAAAATCGTGAAGATTTCCTGCGCGGTATTCCATGCGCCCTTCCAGTCTCCATCAATCAGCTGCTTAACAACTTTTACAAACAGACGAAATACAGTTTTCATGATGTCAATAATACTTTTTATCTTATTCCAGAAATCGTTGAACGTATCCCAAGCAACCGCCCACGCCTCTTTCCAAAATTCTAAACAATCGTTTATAAACGTCATAAAGGTTGTAAAACCATCAACAATCGTCTTAATTCCAAGTATAATAAACTCTAACAGCACCCCTAATCCTTGCACCAAGAATGGCACTGCGTAGGTCATAATCCAGTCAACAATCGGTTGCAAAATACTCTCCCAAAAAGATTTTAAAATATCCGCAACCAACCCAACTCCTCTTATTATAGCTTCCCAAGCCGGCAGAAAAGACTGCGTAAGAAGCTCTGATATTCTAGTCCCGATTCTGTCGATAACTGGCTGAATGTGTGTATTCCATGCGGTTAAAAAATGGTTGACAACCTCTGAAAGCCCGCTCGTTAAACTATCAAATAATGGCTTGATATGAGCGTCGTACATTGCATTCAGGCTATCAAACGCTTTATCTACAGCCGTCTTAAATCCTTCCAGCACGGTAGCTGCGCCACCTAATAACCCCTCCAGTGCAGTCTTGAACCCGTCAGCATTTTCTGTAAACGGTACAATAAGCATTTGTAAAAAGTCCCGCCCCAGTTTAAGCGCAAGTTCAGTCAGCCCCATAGCTGCATCCGCAATGCTTCCTATCAGCGCCGATACAAAGCGGATCCCGTTTTCGCTTGCAAATGCTTCAAATACATAGGCTATACTTTGGAACAAATCCGCCAGAAGGAGGTTTATATCTGCCCCCACGTTAAATGCGGATATCAGGAATTTTTTTATCCGGTCGGTATTGTTTTCAAGATAGTCCCCCATCCCGCCGATTAAAGCCGCCGCTAGAGTAAGCCCTATACTCGCCAGTGAGCCGGTAAAGGAACCCAACATATACATAAAAGTTTTAAGGAAGTTGTCAGCAGCCCCTACAACCGCAGGATCTGACCATATCTCTATCCATGCATCGCGGATTTGCTGAAGCCCATTTTTGATAATATCTAAGCGGTATTCAAAATCACCCAAGCCATCCCAGAAGCCTTCCGCAAAAGCATCTTTTAACTCTTTTACATAGTCAAGAATAGGTTTCAGATTCTCCAAAATCCCATCAAGCCAAGACTTCACTCCTGCATCAATAGGGACTTCCTCGAACATGTCTTTCGGCTGTGTTCCACCTCCACCGCCGCCGGAATCATCCTGCTTTTGCAGCACATCCAGGTCGTCAAATTTTGCCAGAGCTCCGGCTGCCTTTTTTGCCGCCGCTGCTGTTCCATTCAGGGAATCGTTGTAAGAATCCTGTATCTTTTTCGCTCGGATGAACGTGCTTTTCCCGCCAAGGATGGCAATAAACTGCGCCACATATGTTATTGCCCGCGCTATTCCGTTTATAAGCGCATTGAGATACGGAATTACCATCTGGACAATTGGCGCAAAGGCAGCAGCAAACGCATTCCCAAGTGTAGCCAGTGAATTTTTTAGAGACTGAAATGAATTTGCCAACGGAGCAGAATACTTTGCAAGGTTTGAAAACCCCTTTTGCATTCCAGCTACCATTGCATTAAATGCTTTTGTAATCCAGTTGAATATCAACAGCGATAATGCGATTCCTTTCAGCCTTGACGCAAAGGTGCCGAACAGCCCCGCGCTTTTTTTCGCGCCGGACGAAGCTGTTTTAAATGCTTTATCGGCAGAACGCTTCATCCGATCGAATTCTTTTTTGATGGGCTTCTGCTTCGCGTTAAGTTCTGCCAGCCTGCGCTTTGAAACATCTATGTTCCCAGCAAGCTGTGACGCCTTTACAGACATCTTCTGAAATTCTTCTGTATCTTTTGGGGATACAAACGCGTTACCGGATGCTTTCTCCGCGTTTATTTTTTCCTTGATTTCATCTACTTTTTGAGCCGCTTCATCCAGTTGAGCCTTGTCCACCTTCGGGGTATACGCCTTTCCACTGTTCTCCATCTGCTGAAGCTTTTCTTTCAGATCATCTACACGGTCGGATGCGGCTGCAACCTGTTCATTTAGTACGTCCCATGCGCCGCCGGTTTGAGGTACCCCCATGTTTTCCCAGTCTGTCTGACGTGCTACAAGCTTAGACAGCTCTCCTTGCGCCGCAACGAGGTCTTTCTGTAAAGCTTTATACTCAGACGTTGCCGCCCCCTTTTGTGACATACGGGCCTGCAGTTTTGAATACTCGGATTCTGCCTTTTCTAACTCTCTTTGTAATTCTGCAAATTTTTCTGTCGGGATTTTCTTTTGCGAAAATTCTTCCATTTTGCGATTGAGAGAATCTAAAGCCGCGCTGTCTTTTTTTATGGCATTAGACACGCGCATCATCTGGCTGTTTAAATCTTTTGTTTCAATTTTTGTGTTTATCCGTATCGAACCGTCATATTTCGGCATATCAGCCTCCTACCTTGATCCATTTCATAAAAGCGTCAACGTCTTCCTGTTCCTCTTCTGTCAGTTCCTCTTCCCGCTCTATTGCAAATATTTGTTTCTGCTCCTGCAATGCCTGTTTTGCACGCGTGTCCATCTTAGGGTCTATTTTCTGCTGCCGGATGGCTATGACGTTCGTGTATGCGCATTCACCGAGCGTGGACAGCAGTCCCATGAACGCCCAGTAGTGCATATCAGACCGGTTCAGGTCGATTCCGTACTTCTCCAGAAATGCTGAATAGATGCGCCACTGGTCTATGTCAAAATCTGTTACCGGAACTTTGTCCTCATCCTTCGGGCGGTTGTCGGTATACCACCCGCTCAGAAACCACCTAAGGCCATCCACGGCAGTTTTTAAATCGGGTAAAGAAGAAGGGCTGCCGTCCCCATCCTCTGACGGATACAGCAGCCCCAGCGCTACAGCCAACCTTTCATCGTCTGACAGGTCCGGATCTTGCAAAGCCTGTGAAATCTGGATCCCTGTCTGGAAGGCTTCGTCTATGCGGAAACCCTCATATTCTGTTGGGAATTTATCAAGCAGCACATTCCACATTTAATTGCTTCGCGCCCCTTTCCTGTTCGGGCTGTATTTGCTTGTGATTTTCTGATTTCGTTCAGTGGCGAAGCCCTGAAGAATCGGTATGATCTGGTCTAAAAAGTCCGCGATAAGCTCCATTCCCGGGGATTCCACGTCAGGGAACACCTTTTTGGAACACCCGCTCCCAAACAGAGAATCCAACTCAGCGCAGGCCTCTTTGCATAAAGCGTCATACGCTCCGAAGCGTTCCGTGAAATCACCGGAAGAATCATTAGCAATCCTATCGGCTTCCTCGTTTTTTGCATTCAGCCATGCCACAAAATCGTCAAAACGCTTAAAAAAACTGTTGTCAGAGATGTTGACCGCAATATAATCGCCGTTGTCGTTGACCTCAATGCGTTTGACGCCACTGTCTACTCGTAAACTTGCTGCTCCCATCTTGTCCTCCTTACTCCGTTAAAGCCCTGTCAGACGCGGGCGTCGCCGTGAATTTTCTTGTGGATACGTTAAACGTTCCGGCTTCTCCATCACCTCTGCCGCCCAGAGTCAGTGTATCTGTCACGTTTGACCCTGCATCGCCACCTGTGCCACCTACACTCACAACGCAGCGACGGCGGACTGCCGGATATTCAGGTCCAGCGCCGGAAACTCTCACGCGGACATAGGATGTTATGGCATCAGCTCCGACGGGCAGCGTGTCTATCATCTTGTTAAACCAGTCCGTAAGATCCTGATCCTCTTCGTCTACGTTCTGCCTTTCAATTTCGATGGACGGCGTATAGGATTTAAGGTCAGTAGATCCGTTTTCCTGATTGATGTACTGCACCGTCTCCGTCTCGGGGTTCATTTCCTCTGTTAAAGAGGTAATACCCGTTCCCAGAAGCCGGTAGTCTGCCGCTGTCCCCTCAGAGCTCGTGTCCATTTTTACATCGACAAAATGTCTCAACAAATGTCTTTTCATCGTTTTATTCCTTTCTTAAAATTCGGGTTCGATAACATTTTTATAAAAAACCGTAACCGGTAGAACCCAGTCCTGCACGCCATTCTCCTGCGGCTGTGTCCCGTATGCGTTCCCGCGTGTTACCCGCTCAATTTTCCGCCCTGCGGTCAGATCTGGGTATATCGCTTTTTCGTACTCTTTCCCTTCAATCCCGGAGGGCTCGCGGCAAAGCCAGCGCCCCAGCGTGTCGAGAAATTCCAGGATAGTAATTTTCTGCCGTTCTCTTGCTCCCGTGGTCGAACGGTATACTACAAAGCAGGGATACCGGCATTCCTGATATATCCGCCCGAGTATATCTTCTTTTTCTGTATACACCAGCGCCCCGGAATCATTGGAAAACGCAATGCCATCCTCAGACCCGAGCTCTTCGAATTTAATTACTTCATCCGGATACAGCCCCGGAAACTGGTTAAGCAGCGACTTCATTGCCGCCGTCAAAACATCATAGCCGGTAGCATCATTCCCGATAGGTTCAGCCACTTTCACCACCTACTTCCCTAAGATTTCAAAATGTGGGATTACCGTATACGGTCCGCCCACTGACGATATCAGGTAAACAAAATCTTTTTCGGCATTCATAAACGCATAAAACCCTTCATATCGCCTGTCTGTATAATCTGCATCGTTTACGAGTACGGCACCGTCCCATGCTCCTACCATGAAAAAGTCTGTAGACGGATTAAATGTAATGCTGTCTGGCAACAGATCATTTACCTGTCCGTTCCATTCCTTCGGCGGAAGCCACGGCAATTCTTTTCCGACGGTATCAACAATAATTTTTCTCCCGTTCTTAACCCCGAACGGGATATGTAACTGTGCGTTATCTGTGCTGTCTGTCCCGTACAGTTTCATGATCTGCCCCCGATCAGTCTCAAGATGCACGCCGGAAAGCACATGGGGATACCAGATGGCGGCAGTGCTGGATTCGTAAAAATTGAATATTGTCACTATCGCATCATTCATCGGTATCCCTCATTTCACAAAGAGCTTCGTTAAATTTATCCGTAAACGCCCGGATTCTCACGATATTTCCCATGCATTCCTCTGGCACAGAACCGTAAAAGATGATCGTCTCCGGCTGCAACCGCCTCACCATTTCTTCATACCCTGCCAAAAACAGCGCCTTTTTTTCCTTGCTGTTCATGCAGCCAACAGAAGATACCGCCACCGTTCCACCCTCTGGCTCCCCATCGAAACACCAGTCATAAGAATCCGGTGTACTCCATGAGATGGTTGGGATAACTTGTATTCCTGCCTCCTGCATATACGCCGCACACCAGTGTTTGCGGTAGTGGTTGTATATCTGCATGACCTTAGGAAAATCTGTATAGGTAGAGAAACCCGGAGACATTACATAGCGGAATCTTTGAAGCATCGGGATATACCGGTCTATGTTTGACCACAGGCGGCAAAACTGGTAATCATCCAAAAAGGAATGAACGCCTTTTCCCTCGCAATCCTTGGTACTCTTTGCATAATTGAATCCGATCCAGTCACAACCCCCCTCATAGGCTACTGGCTCTATCTGCGGTATGCCATATTCACCCACGCCGTCAAATAGCCGGCGCTCCAGATTTTCATAATTACGGCAGTTTCTGTAATTCATTATGAATACCAATACTTTCCACGTTTTGATTTCCTATAATACCGTTTTCCGTCAACTATAATTTCCAATTTTCCAGAATTGGCGGCTGATGTTAGAGCCGATGCAAGCTCCCGCTCTTTTCTCGCCTTTACATTCTTATCGGATTTGTTTCGCAATTCTTTCATATAGGAATCTATAAAGCCTCTTGCATCTGCAGCTTTGCCCGCTAAACTTCCGCTTCTTTGTCCTTGTGTAAGCCTCGCAGGGCCGCTTACATATGGATTTACAGCAGCCGCGGAAGCTTTTAATGCTGCGGTTGAAAGCTTTGCCATTTCGTCAATAGCGTCTTTTTTTTCTTGACTAGACAGTTCAAAATTGTTTATTTCCTTAGAATTGCTTAAAAACATTCTTTTTATAATGTCTCCCATGTCCGTAATAGAAGCATCATTTGCCCGTCTAATATCGTCTTGATTTAAGAATTTGAATATGCTCATACTTCTTCCGCCATATTCAAGTTTTGTTCCCGAAACCAGACCGCCTGCTGCACCGCGTCCGCCCATAAAATCACGCTTTCTTTGCCTGCTTGTATACCTGGTTTACTCCTGTGGCCGCCAGCCCGGACACCATGCCCACCGCCGCAGCATTGATATAGTCCGTCGCCGGGAAGTCCGGCATGATGTTCATTCCCAGCGCACCCAGAAGGCCGCCGCATACCGCCATAATGACCGGAATCCACTCATCCGGGATTTTCTGCGCCGCCTTACAGCCCAGACCGATAACATAGCAGATAGCCACGATGGCCACACAAGTTCCTAATGTCGTAATGTCCATGAGTTAATCCTCCTGTTTAACCACAATCTTTTTGCATAAAGCTAAAAATTTATTGTTACCCATTTCTACCTTATTCCTGCGTACAACAACGGTACGCCATCATCATTTTTCACTCCTGCCAGATAAAGCATTGCCGCATCTGCCAGAAGCTTGTTTGTCTCCTGTGCATCCCCGGCCGCCTGGTAGACCGCGCTCCATGCCTTTGCGCCGTTTGCCATTTCGGACGGGGAAGCGTAGGAAATTGATTCAGAACCGGCAGACTTGGAAGTAATTACTCCCGAAGTAACACCGCCAGCCCCGCCGGAAGATGTCCCCCCAGCGGAATACAGCGCTTTCTTCTCTGCCAGCTCCAGCTGATATAATTTGTCACAGACCGCGCAAACGGCTTTCTGAACCTTTGTTTTCGCTCGTTCATTGTCTGGGAGCCCGTCCACCAGGCGGTCAAAGGTTATGACGTCCAAAAAGTCACTGGCACGGTCTGCGATACGGTCAAATTCCTCCGCCGGGACGACATTCCCGTGATAAGTCTGCTCATAAAATGTAAATGTGGTGTATGCCATCCCGTCGTCCTCCTTATCTCTTACTCTTCCGTTTTGTTTCCCCGGAAAGCGGTTCGCCGTCAGTATTCAGGGGTGTACTGGCGGCCATCAACCCCCCGCATTTACGGTGATTTTCGCGATACCATCCAGGTATTCCGCAAACAGCACAAGGCCGGTGATCGCAAACGCCTCAGACACGGCGGTGTTGTAGTTGCCCTGTGTGTGGAAACCGATCAGATTCGTTTCTCCGCTGGTCGTGTACACAAGTCCTGCCTTCGCGAAGTCGCTGTCGTTGGGGTCGATGTAATACATCACGATGTTTTCCACCGGTGTAGCGATTACCGTATCAGCCGGGATCTCGCTGTCAGAAAGGAGGAAAATTGTATTGAACCCCATAAAATCCTTCAGGTACTGGAAGCCGAACTGATTCTGGATGGTGATGTTCGCTGCTCCGAGATACTTGTACACGTCAAGGATGTTCACAAAACCGACAACCCCGGTGATGTTCCGGTGCATCTGCTTAAACTTGTTCTCAACCTTGCCCTTTGCCATCGCAAGTGCCATCTGGAAGGTTGTTTCCTCGGATGTGAGCGTTCCGGTTTTCAGATAGTCATAAAACTTCTTTGTCACGCCCGCCTGAAGCTGATAGAGAAACTCGTCGTCAGTCATCTGGACAGCGTTGTCATAACCGTGGTCCTTGATTGCTTCAATCGAAACGGCCTTCGCGTACTTCTCGATGGTCATCTCCTTATACTTCTTTTCATTTACGGTAAATTTGCTATACGGGATATCCTCGCCTTCGCCTACTGCACCATCCTCGAGCGTACCTTCCGCGTATTTACTTTTCAGCACTGCGCCGGGCTGCTTCTTGATGGGGCGCATAATCCCCAAGATTTCCCGCAGATGCTGCCAGTTGCGTTCAAAACGCGTAACAAAGTCCAGCTCTCTGGCTGTTACCTGTATATCTGTTGTTCCGATTATATTGGCCTTTGCCGCCATAATTGCCCTCCTGCTTTAATTAAATAAACTCATGTTCGCAGCAATTGCAGCCTGACGCTCAGAAGCATCCTTGATGCTCATAATCTGGTCTTTCGTCAGCGCGCCGCCCTGCCCCTGCTTGTTTGTCGGCTGTGTAAAGCGTGCCTGATTTTGCTGTGCTTTCTGCTGCTCATCGTCAACAAATGCCGAATCGTCCTTTTCCTTCATCTGGGTTATGAGGTCATTCAGTCCGAGGATTTTCCCGTCTTTCAGTTTTAATCCGGCCTCCTTGACTTCTGCCATAATTGCGCGCTTTGCCGCTTCGCTCGAGAATTTAATTCCTTCAAACTCCGTTTTCAGAGCGTCCGTGAAATCTCTCTCATACAGCTGCGCCTGTGCGTTTTTCTCGGCATCCTCGGCCTTTTTCTTCCAATCAGCCAAATCCTTCTGCATTGTTTCAAGGTCAACGCCCTCGAAGCCTTTCAGGGTGCTTTCTGCCGTCTCAGCTTTTCCTTTCCACGTGTCCCGGTCAGTCTCAACCTTTCCCAGCTTCTTTTCATGTTCAGCTTTTGTGACGTAATTTTCCGCCACCTTTTTCGTAAGGTTTTCCTTTTTGTCTGCCGAGACCTCAATCCCCAGTTCTGTCAAAATTGCTTCAATATTATGCATCTTTATCCTCCTAAACGTGATTGATTAACCGCCCGTCAGCGGTATGGATTAAGCCCGATAAACCACGGGCGGGGTAGTTGTGGGAATGGGAATTGAACCCATGACACACGGCTTATAAGGCCGCTGCTCTACCTCCTGAGCTATCCCACAAAGCGCCCGGGGTAGCGAACCGGGCGAAAAGCGTAATGATCGGCGCTGTCTAAACAATGCACTTATACCGTGCGCCGGGGCTTGAACCCGGCTGCTTCCATGCACGGTGGCAAAAACAAAGAAAGATGGGATGGATTTTCCTGCAATTACGATTTACAGGGTTGCACACAGACGGAGTCGAACCGCATTTTCAACCTTCCCGCAAGGCTGTGTGCTGTAAAGGAGGAAATACAAATACAAAAAAGAGCCAGCAATCTGTAAGAAATCCTTACAAATCACTGGCTCTGCGTCTGGCGTCTGGCACTTAACGGACGATAGGCTCTGCCTTTCCGTTTTCAATATTCACGAGGCTGGTCGTTTTACATTTCGGGCAAAACACCGGAAGATTATGCGCTGTCGTATCCTTGCGGAATGCTGACCGCGTTTTATTATTACAGACAGGACAGTATACCCTTTTGATCTCCATAATGATCATTCCTTTCCATAGCCTTTAATACATTTTACCAAACAAAAAAAACTATGGCGTACCCATGTTTAAAGCAAAAGCGGCAAGTTTCCTCGCCGCCTTTACTCACATCATCTTTCGTAATTTTTCGATATACCGCGAAATGGTCTCCCTCTCTTCTCGGCAGTCTGCATCTTTTGACAGATCTCCCAGCTCTTCCGTCAGTGCATCCATATGCTCTTCCAGAGCGGCCAGCATACGCCGCTTGCAATCCTCAGACTTGCCGTTGCGATAAGACTGCTTGTTTTCCATGTAATCATCATAAGGGTCATTGTTTCCGTTCCCACGGCTATAGTGCCCCTTTACATAGTGCTCCCCACGTCGCGCATAGGATGATCCATCGTCATAGGCCGTCATGCTCATTCCATCATCCCTGCTGTATCTCCCACGGCTGTCGCGTTTCCGCCTCTCGCTGTACTCTCCATTCTGGCTATAACCGCCTTCCATTTCGTCGAGAACGGCGTTATAATAGCCCTCTTTGCACTTCCAGTATTCCACATTTTCCATGTCTTTCAGCATGTCGATAAGCTTGTATGCAGTTTCAAGGTTTCCGGTATTCAGACCTTTTTCTGCGATTTTATCCAGTTCTTCACGGATATTTTGCATCAATTTATAGCTCATGGTCTGCCCTCCTTAACCGCAAACCCGAACAGCTGTTATGTTCGGGTTGTCTACTAACACAGGAATTGTCCCTGCGTTTTTGATGGAAATGTTTTCACAGCATCCACAGAACACATCGACGTATGTCTGGGACGATGTGTTAAAATACTGCTCTACTGCCGCAGGGGTGGCACGCATCACCGTGCCGCCGAGGATTTCCCCATCTCTGGCAATTCCCAGCGCCACTTCTCCTACCGTTTCCCCAGTCGGTACTGCGACGTTTCCGGAAAATGTAATCAGATATCTACCGGGCTTTACAAGCGTTATCTGCGCGCTTCCAGCCCTGTGTCTTTCTGCGCATCCGCCCTTTGTTGCCACTGCCGAAAACGGGATAGACTGCCCTACGGGGACCGTGACCGGCGTTGTGTTTACTAACTCAATCATTTTATTCTCCCTTCATTTCAAAAGGGGCAGACGTTCTCAGCCTGCCCCTTTTTGTGAATAACGGCATCAGCCGAACATCATGGCAAAATGCCACGAAGATACTCCGTCTGAAGTTTTAACATCCGCATCCCGTGTTGCCTCCGTAGCCACATCCGGTGCCAAAGCTAAAGCCTGTCGGGTTTACGATGGACGTGTACGGGGACATTACCGGATAAGACGGAACGGGTGTAGGTCGCAAAGCATTTAAGATGCTGTTTGTCTGTGCGTTGTTAGACAGCTGGAGCTGTGCGGACTGTAACTCGGTCTGCAAAGACTGTATCTTGTCCTGTGTAAACAGGTCGATGATGCGCTGTGTTCCGGCGTTCTGCGCGTCAATTACATCGCGGAATCCGTTGTTTACGGTATTCTGTAGGATGTTTGTCTGGGCTGCCATGTTGTAGTTTACGCCAGCAATAGCCTCACGGGTATCGCAGCAGCATTGCTGCATCTGATAACCCAGATTTGACAGGTTGGCGTTTACGCCAGCAAGGCCGTTGCAAAGCTGGCCGGAAAGGTTCTGGATCCCGTTTTCGATTCCCTGCGTGGACAGCGCTGCGTCGATATCGGCACGAGTTGCATAACCCTGAAATGCCGGAGAATTTGCTCCTCCACCATTTCCGCCCCAGCCGCCGAAGCCGCCCCAGCCAAACATACCGAAAATCAGGAAAAGGATAATCCATGCACCCCAATCTCCGCCGAAGCCGTCATTTTTTCCTGTGCCGCCGGTTAATACGGCAACATCAGAAGCGGTTAAACCGTCTGTCATAGTAATTATCTCCTTCGATAATGTATTTACAAAACCGTGTGCACCCGGTTGTGTACTATTTAAAAAAGCCTTTAAACATACCCTGCATCTGCTGCGCCATCTGCTGGGCTTGATTTAACTGTTGCTGGTTTATTTTGCCAGACTGCAACAGCCTGTTAATCTCTTCATTCGGATTTCTGCCCTCCATCTCTTTTCGGAATTGCTGGAACTGTTCCAGCATTCCGGCCATTCTATTACCATTCAGGGCCTCAAACAAGGGATTCGCCATGTCTGCCTCCTTCCGGCTTTGTTGCCGTTTCGAGATAACTATATAATTCTTCATATTTGCTTCTCAAATCGTCGTATTCTTTCCGAGTAACGTATTTATCGTCTAAGTTCACTTCCTCCTGTTTCTGTGGCTCTTTCGCGCCCACCGTGACCTCTTTGTAAGCAAAGGTGCGGAGCGTCGGCATCCCGGCGACATCGGTAGTCTTTATATAAAAATTAGAGTTTTCGGAGTCCATCAAAAGGACGCTTGTATTTGGAGCGACAAGATAAGATTTAGCTCCAGCCTCGCCCTGCACCCACAGGATCCCCTGATTTACCTGCTGCATCTGCTGTGGCTGCTGATACTGAGCCTGCATCTGCGCCAGCCTGTCCATCTGCGGCTGTAGCGGATTTACTTGTCCATACTGATACGGGTTATAGCCGTATCCTTGATATGGTAATGCCATGCCTGCGCCTCCTATGACTAATTCAATGACTTTCTATACCTAAATTATGGCATAAAAAATAAGCCTCTGACAGTCCATCAAAGGCTTACAAAAGTATCAAATCAACATACCCGTATTATCTTTTTGTTTATTCGCTGGCTCATTCTTTTCACGGTGGACACACTCACGTTCATCATCTCCGCACATCTTTCCAGCGGAATATTCTGCGCCCGTAATTCAAAAAGCCGCCGTTCCTCAGGTGTAAAATTGCAGTATTTGCGAAAAAAATCCAATTCAAACACTGTAAAATCGTATACCTTCAAGATTACTCCCCTTATTGCGTCCGCGCCAGATAAGATATAAGCTTTCCCCTCGTTTCTTTTAACTGCTCAACATTGTTCCCTGATATCTGGCTGTTAAGCATCGTTACCAATGTCTCCATGATTAGGCTGTCCCGCTCCCTAATCTCATGCATCGTTTCAAAGTCTCGCTTGTCATGCTCTTCAAGGACTTTTACCCGCGTGGTGAGCTTAATCGCGGGGGATATCCATTTATGTATCACAGCCACAGCGCCCCCTATCACCGAAATGCCGCCGCACACAGCAAGAATAGCCTGTATCGTTTCCATAGTGCCTATCTCCTTATTTCTCCCAGTAGTATATCGGTATCTCCTGACCGCTGTCCCATGTGTCCCAGTAATGTCCATCTTTGACGCACACCACATGGCCGTCTATCCCGAGCACATACGTCCCTGCTGGATGGTCTCGGCAAAAATCATCTACCGTGTAAACATGCTGTCCGTGGTCGTCTACGATATACCGGCGGAATCCGTTCTCGCGCAGATACGCACCCCAGACTCTATTAGCACTTGGCATGTCAGACAACGAAAACCCATACACGGATAACCCAACATAAACTGTATCCCAATCTTGCCCTAAAGCCTTGCACAATGCGCGCACAGTGCAATCCCCTACTCTTTGCCCTTTTGAGGGGTTTGGATTGTAATATTCAAATCGGTTCATCATTTCACCCATCGCTTTTATACACTTCCATTCTCCGCATATCTTTTTGCCCCTTTATTCGCTGCCTTTTGCTGCGGGTATCCAAATCCCGCCAATGTATTCCGATCATACTGCGGCTGCAATCCATGCTCTTCGCAATATTGATTGTAAGCCCTGTTCTGTCCCTGCAATCTGTAAGCCAGCTTGTCATATTCCCGCTGAAGCTTTTCCCGATCCGCGCCGGACGACCATGCAAGCTCTTCCTGTTTTACTATCAGCTGTCGTTTCGTCTTTCGGATTCCGCGCTCCATAGATCGCTGCTTCTGGCTGTCCTCATACCGTTTTAGATTCTCAGCGTCGGTAATTTTATTCCCGCTTCCATCCAGCAGATTCCCTTCTGCGTCCCTCCACGGATTCCTCATCCGCTTGCCAAACAGCATATGCCCGTGACGACAGTTATAGCCATGCAGCCCTCTCATATCCACAACCCTGCCTTCTCCCGTGGTTAGATCAATGTCATACCCAGTCGATTCCAGTAGGTTCGGATATCCCGGCTCGCTTCCGTCAATTTTAAAGACCCGCCCCTGCCATTCGTCATGACCTGCAAGCAAGGGCTGCCCGTCGCGCCTTACTCTTGCCCCGAGGTGCGCAGAGGTCAACACATACTCTGTCCCGCTGTCCACGATATATCTATTTGTCAGCTGCGCCGCCGTCTGATTCATCGACGTCACTACACAGCATCGTACTGCCGCTTCCAGCGTCCGCCGCGTCCCTGTCGGATAATCTACCATAACGCCGCGTCCCGCATACGCATCCAGCACATCCGCTATGGCTGCGGGATAGCTTTGCACTCCGCTTGCCACCCTTACATCGGCTTCGTCGAGCAGCGCCACAAGGTCTTTCTGGCTTTGCTCCAGCGTCGTCCTTGTTAGGTTCTTCAACTCCGCTCGGCTTTTTATGTACTCTGCTTCGATAACAGCCATGTATCGTGCATTTTCAAGCGGAGACTGCGCCACGATACCCATTTCTGACAGTGTAACCGCATCATCTTCCCACGATGTCAGCACGGCACCCCGCAGGAGCTTCCGCAGTTCTTTTTCGCTCAGATCTGTAAGCTCCATGATCCGCCGCTGTATCTCATCCCGGCTTTCCCCCAGCTGCTCCAGCCTGTACAACAGTCTGTCCGCCGTGGCTATGATTTTTCCGGATTTTAAAATCCTTCTGGCGATATCCCGCAGGATAAAGTTTTCCAGCCGTTCGTAGATTTCTAATATCCGATCAGCTTTCCCTTCAAAATACTCTGGTCTCAGCATCATTCTTTCCCCACCGTTTTTCTCACGAGATCCAGCCAGTCGTCCTTATGCCGCCTTTTGGCTTCCTCGAACCATTCGGACGTTGTTCCCGGCTCATGATACTTAATCTTTCTCTGCGTCGGGCTTTTGCTGGGAGGGGATGTCCACCCTATTATGTTCCCCTCTGCGTCTTTCAGCGGTATATTCGGACCGTACACAATGCCCCTGTACAGATAATGGGCATATGGCGTGTCATACTCAATGATGCCGCCGTATACCCCGTCAGGATATCTTACGCTGTTTCTTAGTGCGCCCTGCCGGAATGGAACGAAGGGGGCACTGTCCGCCACTACCTGCATATTCAATATCTTCTGGGCTTCCAGCAGATTATCGTCTATGCGGGACGTATCGAGTTTAATCTCCACGTCCCCAACTTTCGTATCCAGTTCCATTCTACCACCTCCTGCATTTTATGGCGTACCCTTATTTCATCTTCGCATATCCCACGCTCATCCCCGCGCCAGCATCGTTTATCACGGTCGTTGTTGGGCTGTAGGTTCGCAACGACCTGTATTTTTCAAGTTCTTCGGTGGATAAAGGTCTCTCAGTTGGGTAAGTTGCATATAGTATCTTGATTTTTTTTTCGGCTAGCAGATTTAGCATCTGAACGTCATTTTCATACAATTCCAACGGAATTGTAACATACATTGCTTCTGTGTCAAATTCGTTTGAAATACTATACGGTTTATTAACCTTGTTTACACTCTCTACATAGCTTAAGCAATTTGACAGTATCGTCTGCCTTGTTTTGATTCTTTTTGACGGCGATGTAAAAAAGTAAGCGGCAACAAAATTTTCGTTGGAAACAGCGTTGTTCTTCTTCAAAACTGTTATCCCTTTCCCAAATTCTGCAAATGCAACATTCTGTACATATACACCCCGTTTTAAGTCCACTTCATCGCACAACCACTGCTGCCCTGATGCATCGGTGTAGTTTCCGTTGTCTATTGTCGGAACGCCCGGAAGCCCGTTTGGTGTGGGGATGATGAGCGTCTGGGCTGGCTTGTAGGGTTCGTATTCCGTATCAACTGTGCCAAACTCGATTTGAGGATAAATGACTGTATCAATCGGTTTGCCTAATTGATCTGATGTAATGTAGATAAATAGTGCATGATTATTAGGATCATAATTCATTTTTTCGCCGCTTAAAACTATTTTCCCGTCAGTCGGATGCGTGGCGGTTAAGCCAACATCGGAAAACTTAATACGGGACAAATTGATATATTCAATAGCGGTAGGCGTTCCCACGCATCTGATGCCTCCGTCTGATTGGACAGTATATTTGACACCTTCGCGCTCAATTTGCGTTCCTGCTCCACCTAATATCGGATACGGAAACGGAATCAAATTCTTGCCCAGCACCTCAACCTCAATCTCTCCATCCTGCCCTGCGCTCTTAATCTCCTGCGGGTACTCCGGTGACGGGGAGGGCTTACCGCCGGTGTAGGGCTCGTAATTGGACGCAGTTGGCTGTGTTTTGGATATCATCGCCTTAACCTTGCCATTAAAGGCTTCTTCGAGTCTGAGGAATATCCGAAACTTATCTCCATCCATTACTTTTATTTTTGCCGCAACTCCTTTCATGGAACTTCCCAATGTGATATTTATCCCATTTCTAAATGCAACGACAATTAAATTCACAGATGCACTATCTGAATAAACATAATATTCCCCAGATGCTAATAACGGGAAATCGTCGTATGAACTTTCGTTGTCCATGCCACTGCGTCCCACTGCATAGATGTCATTCTTTCTTGCACCGGATATCGCTATCCCATCTTTAAATACTTCAAACCCTTCTCGCTTTTCTCCTACCTCAAACGGCAACAACTGCGCCCCAGTCGTGCTCCCCTGCGTTGATTTGCCGTGGAGGGTTAGGGAGGTGAAGCGGTTTCCTTTGACCCCCTCCAGCAGGGCAGGATTGCCGGTAACGACAGTGAGTACAACGCTGTATGCATCTGCTACCAACGTCAGGAAATGTTCCTCGCGTGTCACAGGTGGAAAAACTTCTCCTTCCCCGTTGGCAATCGCCGCCCAGTAATATTCTAATCGTGTCACAGGCGCAGGGATGCTTCCGTCCCATACTCCTGCTACCTTTGCCATGTAATACTGCAATCTCGTGACGGGCTGCGGGGTATTGCCGGAATAATCCCCTGCCATAGTCGCAAGGTAGTATTCTTCAATAGTCACGGGCTTGGGCGTCTTGCCCTTATATGTCCCTGCAATCTTTGCTAGATAATACTCTTCTCTGGTTATCGGTTCCATTACTCTCTCCTTATTAGCAGCAGCTTCGCGCCCTATATATGCGTCTTAACAGTCTCCTAATATCCAACATATCTGTCTCTGTATACACACTCAAGACCTTTAATGCCATATACCTTCGTGTCTTTCGCCGTCTCTCCCATTCAATCATAACTTCATCGACTGCTCTTTCTATTTTTTCATAGACTTCCCGCAGCATTCTTACAATTTCTTTGACCGCGTTTTCTACATTTTTCAAAGAATCAAAGAGTTCATTCCAGCGATTCTCAATGCGTCCGATGTCTCCGATCCCCTGTCCTACAATCGCAAAATCCATGCTTATTCCTCCCCGAACAGCCCCGTTTCCTTCGGCTGCGCTTCCTTCACCATTGCCTTCGCATCGTCCTCTATCATGCCCTCGAATTTGACAAAATACCTCCACGCGGGCACCTTGCCCTGCACAACATAGCTCCACCATCGCGCTCTGTCCTCTTCGCGGTTGTAAGTGATGTCCCCGAAGTCGTATACCACTTCATAAACTCCGACAGGGGCAAGCGCGTATAAATCCGCATACACCGACATGGCATATATAGCATCATTAAGGCAACTCTCCAACTTGTCCCGCACGTCCTTAATAAACTGGATGGTTCGCTGCTGCTCCGCTTCCACGCCCGTCGCTGTCTGGATGCCGCTCGCCTCGTTAAAGACAAAATAGCCGTTTGAGAACCCGCATTTATACCCTATCTGGGACAGGAGGGCATTGATCCCGTCTAGACGTGTGGCTGTGTTAAGCTGCGGTGTAACCTCCTGATAAAACTCTTCCGAGCTGTTGCCGAACACGTTTTTTACATAATGCGGAAGCTTAACGTCTGGGATGCGCCCGTTAAGGTTCGTCCCGCTGTCAAACATCAGCCTGTCATCTGCAAGGATGATCTTCTCGCTGTCATATATCTCACCGGCGTTCCGGCTGTATGCGATGTCCAGGTCTTTCATTTCTTCGATGGCTTCTGCGTATATCGGCATTCCCAGCGGAGAGGAAAGATCTATGTTGTTTGCAGCAGGGGTGCGGAACACTCCGTACATGGGGGAATCAAGTCTTTCGTTCCCGCCCTTGAGAATCGGCGGCGTTTCCTCCAGCAGATCAGCCCACTTTGTCTGCTCCAGCGGGATAGGATCGCCGAGGGATTCGCTGCTCTTTGATACATATGCCCTGTTGGATATCACATACGGGTATATCACGCCCGCCTCCGTCCTCGTCTCGACAAACCTATGATACTCCAAGCGTGTATAAAACTTTTCGTTAGCCGCATAGCTGTCTTTAAACACAACGCCCGTTATATTCCCGTTATCGTCCTGCTCCGTCACGAAAAAGTCCAGAGGGGTAAACATATCAAGCCCGCCGCCATTAGGCTTTACAATGATCGTGCCATAAGCACAGCCATACTCTACCCAATGACGCATGCTATAATAGGCTTTATCAATCTGCTCCTGCAACCACGCCCCGCGTGCGCCGCCGTCAACCTGGATTTTAATCCCCAGCGTGACGAGCCGCGCCGTCTCGGAGCATACCGCCTTTGCAAAATTGATAGTCTTTATTCGATTATCTGCGTCTAACCAGTACGGCGTGCCGCGGTAGATGTTGGCACACTCTGCGACCTTTGCCATCATCTGCGCAGACGTGGTATCCTTTACCCTAAAATCTTTCTCAGCCTGCTTTTTAAATATCATATTAAACCACCTTTTGACTGTCTGTATAAGTCCCATTTCTGCAATCCCCTGTGCCGTGTATTCTTAGGCTGTGTTACCTCTGCGGTTAAATTTAGATTCAAATGCATAGCGTGTAGCATCGATCGAATGGTTATTTGCATCCGGATAACCACTGATGATGTTGCCGTCTTTGTCCCGGTCATATTCGTATTCGGTAAATTCGCGGAATACATTCGGTGTCCTGCGCTTGTCTATAACGATCTTTCTCCGCATCAGCCACTTCATTCCATATTCGACGCTACCGGGTCCTTTTATCGCCGGCCGCGCCGGAAGTCCCATGCTTCGGTAATCGTTAATAGATTTCGGTTCGGCGCTGTCGCAGGTTATGTGGTAGTCCGTATAACCTTTTTCTTTGATCCAGTTTGCCGTTATTTCATTCGATTCTTTGTTGACATAATGTTCGTCTATAAAAAAAATCGTCTCGCTGTCCGCGTCATAGTAGCATCTTACAAACGCGTATGCGTCCGGGTACCAACCAAAGTCAACGCCCTGATAGATCACATCCATCCTGTCTATTTCTTCATCGGTGATCTCACGCAGCTCCAAAAGCTCAAATACGTTTCCACCTGTCCCGACTGCGTTTCCTAGATACTCATGGTCGTATGCGCGCGGATTTGTGAGCCTTAAGTGCTCTGCGCTGTCAAAGAATTCATCTCCCAGCCACTCACGCGGCACACTTCTGTAGTCGCTTTTGTGGTTGTATGCCCGTCTATCCTCAATTTGCACATATTCATTTGCCCAGTTATTGCGATTGATCGGCGGGTTGAACGTTTTAAACACGACATAATTATGACCGCCACGCAGGACTGACTGCTCCGCCATTCGGATCTCTTCTGGCCCCTTAAAGATGTCCAGTTCCTCGAACCAGAGATACTTGAAAAATCCTGTGGCCGCCTTAATGGATTTTGTCTTTTGTGCCTTATCCAGACCTCTAAAGATAATCTTTTGTCCTGTTGGCAGGTAAGTAAATTGCATTGGATTTACATTGCCGCGCCAGTAATCTGACACGCCCAGCGCATCTATCCCCCACTGGATCTGGTTATAAACAGAATCCCGCAGCATTGCGGAAAATTTATGGAATACTGCCGCGTTTGCCTCCGGGTTTTGCATCATGCCAAGCGGGAGCTCTACAGACACAAAAGAGGACTTTCCGGATCCTCGTCCTCCGTAAAGGTTATAGTACTCGTGCCGTCCTTCTTTTATGTCCTTATGCACTTTGTAAAAAGCCGGAGCAATTAAGTCTGTCAGTTTTATCCTTGCTGCCTGCTGTGCTTCCATTTAGTCTCCCTGCTTTTCTGTTTCCGCGTCTGGGATATCGTCAATAATCGTGACCTTCCCGGATGCCTCAACCTCCATCTGGTCACGCTGTCCTAACCACTGCTTGCCTAACCAAATAGCCATTGTCGGATTCGTCTCCGCATGCTTGAACTGAAGTCTTCGCAGGCTTGCTTTGCCCTTCTGGCTCTTTTTTTTATAAGTCTCCGCAAATCCCTCTTTGTACGTCCTCACACACCATCTCTCAACGGTGTCTTCGCTACATCCGATAACTGCTGCAATCTCCGCAAGTGTGCACTGAATCGAACATAAGTTCTCGAATACTTTTTGATCTATTGGTATTCTTTTTCGTCCGCCCTTATTTTCCATCAAATTCACCTCTTAACTCTTGAATATTTATAGCCGTATTTTTTCTGATTTTTTTTCAACCAGTTATTTACGGCAGTATCATAATCTTTTCCACTCATTGTCGCTGTCTTCACTGCTTTAACGAATGAATTGCTCTTGAAATGCGTTCCTTTTTTGAAAATATAGTCATACTTTTTCCCACTTGCCACGATGGCACTTGATTGCCTGTCCATAGCTGTGCTGATAAGGTCTGCATCTGAAAAAGCTCCACCGTTTGGGTGATTGTGCAAGATGATTGTGTTTCTTCCTCTGGATCCAATACGTACGCTTGACTTGTTCCCCTCGACATATTGATGTACATATCCTTGACCATCCACTTCGTATGCCCATTCATGGTCAGAATCAACATGATTTTTTCGGAAATCACGCATAGCTGTCTCAATATTCTTTGTCTTAATCCTCGTATTGGCATAAGCAGGAAGTAAGCCCCTCGACTTGTCTCCTCGCCCATCTCCCTTTGCATGGCTAAACTTAAATGTTTTGCTCTCACCCGAGCTCCCTCTTCCACCGTTAATCGGAGGTATGTATAGGGTGTCTGTGGAAAGAATGATATCTTCTATCGTCTCCCCATCAATCTTGTATTTCAACGCGTCCTCGATTGTCTTAAATGTATTGGATTCTCCAGTCTGCTCATTCCACAGCTCAAGTGGCTTTCTGAACATAATCAAATGCTCTTTTAAATAAAAACCGTTGAGCCGTGAAAAGCAGTATCGAAAATGTTCAATCCTCATCTAACTCTTGATTATCATTTCTGCGTTATGATTGCTAACATATACAACTTTGGTGTTTTTAAAATTATATCCAACATCACCGCCGTAGCATATTACAGTTTTTGGTTTCAATCGTTCCATAGCTACATCCATGCCTGCCGTGAACATCTCAGCACATTTTCGATCCCGCTTAACTCCTATTGTGGATACTGATACAGTCCCGCCATTTGGCAGTCCATCAAAACAGAAATCGAATGACCGCACATCTGCCCATTGGAGCGTTGGAATAACCTGTATCCCTGCATCCTGCATCATCTGTCCGATCAGTCTACTCCTGTACACATTCCATAACTGCATAGTAAGCGGCATGTTACTATATGTCGAAAAGTCCGGTGTCAGTGCGCAGGAAAACATCTTGAGTTTCTCGATATACCGTTGCGGTTGATTCCATATCCGTTCAAACTGATAATCATCAACATAAAAGTGAATCCCTTTTTCATATTCTTTTGATGTTAGTAGATAATTGAATGATATAAGATCCTTTGGTACATAAGTAGTCTTCTCAAGAACAGGAATATCATATTTCCCAGTGACTCTACTCATGTCTACCTCGTCCAGATTATAAGCGGAATATGTCCTTTCTCGTTCGTCTCCGTAATATCCATTTTCCTCTTCTTCTGGATCTCTTCCTTGGTCTTCTTCCGGGAACCCAAAATCGCTCATATCGACATCGAAAATATCATCCAGTTCTGCATTCAGCAGGTCAAAATCCCATTCAGCTTTTTCAGCTACTTTATTATCTGCCAACCTGAATGCCTTTATCTGCTCATCTGTCAGGTCGTCTGCAATAATACACGGAATTTCTGTCATCCCTAGTTTTTTCGCAGCTTTATACCTTGTATGACCTGCAACGATAACGTTGTCTTTATCAATCACAATCGGAACTTTGAACCCAAACTCTTTGATGGATTCAGCAACGTACTTAACAGCATCATCGTTCTTTCTCGGGTTATTCTCGTATGGTTTTAAGTCTTTCAGTGCGATGTTAATTATATCCATGTTTCATGCTCCTATTCCCTCTGATTTTACCATTTCTTTCTGTTCACTTTGTACCCGATTCATGCTTACATCCATCATGTGGTAAAAAAAGCCGCTGGTAACCGTAAAAATCTGTCCTGCTCTTCGCTGTAAAATTGGCTGGTAGAAATTTTGATTACGAGCCCCGTTGACAGTATGGCGCGCTGAAGCTTTTTCATGACGGCATTACAATTCATATCACACCCCCATACAGTTATTATTCTATTTTACCATTCTCGTTTCCTGATCCGCGTACCCCTTTTACACAATTGCATGTCCTTCCAGTATCATATAGCTGTTGTATAGATATATCGTTTTCCTGCGATACCCATAAAAATCTTTCCTCCCGATAGGGATGTTGCATATCTTTGAGATGTTGTCATACCCCAGCCCTGATGTCAGGCTAAAAAACAGATATTGCGCCAACTCTGCATATGCGCTTTCCGCAGCCAGAAGCAGCAGTTCCAATTCCCTACCCTTTGCGTTTTTGCACTTGTCTTCTATTTTTTTTACCTCATTGTATGTCAGACCGTAACCATTAAAGTATGTGTCCCTTGTTCCCACATCCCCCACCTTCTTTCTTTTTGCTTTATTTTTTTGTTACCCTATCCCAGTCCCGCAGGATTTATCTGTGTAGACAGAGGGAACCAGCACACAAGCTGGCGCGCCGGACGCTGTCCTGCGTTGTCTCGCTCTGCTTTTCCTGCAGCCGCCTGATCTGCTGCTCGGTCTCCCGGATCAGCTCACAGGCGTCTATGTAGTCGGATAAAAGTTTCTTATCCATCGGTGCCACCTTCTTTCTCATCCACTTTCTTACTTAAATATCAGTTTAATCTTCCAGCCACTTGTTATCAAAATAGCAAAATCCAATTACAGCACCTGCAGTCAGAGCTATCCATAAAGCCCAGAACATTTCATTCGCAACACTATGCGTACAACTGTCTAATGCTTGCTCAATGGTATAATCTTTGAAAAATCTGGAATTATACGAAATCGTTCCGTCCGATAACTTGGTATATACAGTCCCTGTATGCTTAGGGGATGTCCCGTAATACTTGTACCGTACCTTTACAAATTCCCCAGACTTCCAACTATATTCTCTCCCAGATTTTATTGTCTCTATGTGATTGTCCAGAGAATACGGGATTTTATCATACGGAAATTCGATACCACAAAACATAATATTTTCGGAATGTTTGCTTTCTCTGTCCTCGATTTCCCATTCATAGTATACTTCTACTTTTGTGTGCTTTTTACCTTCTGAATCTGTTTCTGTCACTTCTCTTTCATGGCGTTCATATCGTTCTTCTATCTTTTCAACATGAAGATATTCCCCGCCAATCTCATCAAAAGTCACTGTATCAACCGCTTGCAAATCTCCATACACAAAAGCATTTCCAACATTTGTGTCCATGCCATACCGAAATAATTCAGAGTCCTCAATATGCACTGCCTTCTGGTATTCGGCGTTCTTATCGTTCTGCATATCAGTTATTTTTCCAGATATAAAGAAACCGACTATTAGCATAACGGCGGCGATTGCAACGCTGATGATGATTTCGCGCTTGGTTATTTCCATAAG